TTATTCATCTAAATATACTTCATAAATTTTTAGAGTTCCATTTGATGCGCTTAAGTGAATATATTGATTTCCTGTATAATTACTGATATCTATAACAGTCCTTTCAGACGTTATATTAAAATTACTTGGATCTTGTGTAACTGTAGAACTAGTTGTTATATATCCATTAGGAGATCCTCCTGATTTCTCACATATTATTGTTAATGCACTATAATTTGTTAAATCTATTGCATTTTTAGTTGTTATATATGTTCTTGTATACTGTGGACAAGATATTTGCATATAATCTTCATATTTTGTCCAGTGTGATGAATTTGGAGAATATCCTCCAGAATATTTCCATCCACCTGTTAATTCAGTACTATAATCTCCTCTATTATATAAATATGTACAATTAGTTGTTGTTATATTTTCTTCATTTGATTTTTTTATATTTCCATCTGTATCTATAACCACTGCTACTATATTATATTGTGTAAGTTTAGTTAAATCTGTTATAGTCATTTCATTATCTTCTGATACTTTTTTCACTTTATTATTTACTAATATTTGATAACCAGCAACATTTTCTAGTTCACTTTCAGGTATTTCAATTTTTAATTTTACACTCATTGAATTAATGCTTTCTATTACAAGATTTGCTTGTGTTATCAACTCACTTGTTCCTTGATTTACGTCTCCTGTTCCTGGATTCGTATTTCCCGTTCCTGGATTTGTATCTCCTGTTCCTCCTGATGGTGCTGAACCACTTATTCCAATGTCATTTAAACTAGTAATGTTAAATTCACTATCTACCAAAAAGTAATATGATGAATTACCTTTTGTCATAGTTATTATTTTTCCTGCACTACTAACATTTGTTTCATAACCTTGTATAACCATTCCATCTAAATCATCTAGATTTTTATTTCCTGATTGCCCTATTAATATATTTGTTAATTCTAGTTGTAACGATTCTTCTGCTTCACTTTCTTGATATTGTTCTTTCGCTTGTTTTGCTTGTCCAAGTAGTCCATTTCCTGTTAATTGTGTTATTGTTATCCCAGCTAAAATAATTAATACTATAATTGTAACTACTAGTGCAACTAAAGTTATACCTTTATTTTGTCTATTTATATTCATATTTTCAACTCCTTTGTTTTTTTTAATAACCTATTTCCGAACCCCACAAATTGCTGGGGTTCTAGTATTTTGTTTTGTACAAATCTCCTTTGTACTTTATATATTTAAAATTTAATAACTAATTCGTGCCGTATTGTATTTTTTTCCAAATTGCTATAAATTTGTGTAAAATTTTCTCCGTAATATACACACAATAGACTTACAATAGACATTCCTTCAAAAATAATATTCTATTCCCTTTTAGGTATAGAGTTCTGATATATATATATATATATATATACTCTCCCAGGGCTTTTAGGCTATCCTTTATCATTTGTCACTCCCCTTTGTCCTATGTAATAAATTCTTTCCCACATATTATATAAATAATCAAAAAAAAAATCAATAGTTAACTATTGTTTTTTTCACATTTTTTTACAAAAAAGCAACTGGGATTCTTAATCCCTTTTTTGCTTTTTATTTTATATTTTTCTCAAACTTTCATTAAGAGCTTTTATTAGTGGTAGGAGTCTAATTCCGAAGTCATTATATCCTTCTTTTATTATATTGAAGTAATGTTTACTTGGTGCTGACCCTTTTCCATAATTCATTACATACATCATACCATTTACTTCTTTATTTCCTATTTTAACAGTTGCATATTCTTTTCTATATAATCTTGGGTATCCTTCATATATATCCAGTGCTTTTTCGCATTCATCTGTTATTTCCCATATTACTATTGGTACTTTTTCTCCTTCACATTTCACAACATCTGCTACTCCTTTGAATACTAGTTTATAATTTTCTAATGTACTCTTTCCTATAGGCTTTGCATTAGGGCATCTCATTTTCATTTGTTTTAGGTTCATATTACTACCATAAGCTATGTAAATTTTCATTTTTATTTTTCCTCCTTTTTCTTATTATATCTTGGATCATTACTTCCATATCTCCAAGCTGCATTTCCATCTAGGTGTCTATATAGATGTTCTCTATAATTCTTGTATTCATCTCCTATGAATCCTATCCTATTTAGATATACTCTCATAGCGAATTTTTCATTTTCACATTGTGTTTTTATTGCTGATGCTTTTCTTTGTGTTAGAGCTTGTTGATTTATAGCCAGTGCTAATAGTATATATGCTTTTACTTTTCCTGCATGTAGTGTTGAATTAAATCCTCTTAATTCTATTGTGTGATTTCCTGTAAAATAGCTATGTAAGTTTAGTAGATGATATCGACTACTATGATAATGTTCATGGTATCCTGCATTTCTTTCGTTATACCATATATCTTTAAGTTGTTGCATTGTTTTTGGTTTTCTAGTTTTTATTTTTTTTACTAGTTCTTCATCTATTTTTTTACAATATCTCATTCTATCTGGTTTTATCTGTAGTGCTTTGTATAGCAAGTCATTTTTACTTGCTATTATCTGTATGTAGTTTTTTATACTTTGTACTGTTTGGTCTGCTCCATTTAAATGTATATGTATTCCGCAACTACTATTGGTTTTGCCTCCTGCGGCTCTTAATGCTCTTACCAGACTTTGTACAGTATCCATATCTTCTTCAGTTAGTATTGGGCTTACCATTTCTACAGCATATTCCCTTGATTCTGTGTATCCTCTTGAGCTTTCTTTTCGTATACTTGAATCACTTACTACCTTCCATACTCTATTGTCTGGAGCAGTAATTTTTCTTGTATCATACCCATCATATGTCCTAGTTATTTCACCCCCTATTGTTTCACTTATTGTCTTTGCAGCTTTTTCTCTAGTAATTCCTGTTAATTCGATTTCTATTCCGAATACTCCTTTTAACATATTGATTACCCCCTACACTAACAATACCATGCTTTTGCGAATATATCCAGCAAAAAGCCGAAACAAAAAAATAAATAAATTCCTTGCAATTAAAGGGATTCAGTGTTATAATAACAATCAATTTTACTATGTATTAAGGGGAGATATTTATGTGTAAACATAATGGAGAAATCATTTGTCCTTCTTGCGGCCATCCTATATATGGATACACTGCAATTTCAAGAAAAGACAATAAAACTGAAATCTGTGATAACTGCGGAACTTTAGAAGCAATAAACACATTTCAAGATTATATAAAATCCAAGAACAAAAAAAATGCTCAATAAAGAGCATTTTTTATTATTCTCCATTCTTTGGATCATAAAACCATATGTGATTAGGAAAATGTGTCAAGTCGAATTTAAATCTTCTCCACATTCTTTTCAATATTTTTTTTACTTTATTTTTCATTAGCTTAATTCCTTTCTAATTTTCTTTAAACATTTTTTACATACAGGCTTTTCTAGGATACTTTCTAAATTTTCTTGATTTGCACAATATATACAACTAATACAATGTTTTCTCAAAATTATTTTATTTTCTTCTAACCATATTTCTACTGGTTCTCCTTCATTTAAGTCTAATAAATTCCTTATTTCTATTGGCAATACAACTCTTCCAAGTTCATCTAAAAATCTTATTATTCCTACTATTTTCTCATCTTTTTCTACTTTTTTTAAAAAAATATCATTTTCTACCAAGTATACTGCCATAGCATCTTTAGTTTCTAAACCCATAGAATTTCTAATTTCTATTGGTATTACTACCCTACCTAACGAATCTAATCTTCTTAAAATACCTGTATTAATCATTTTATCATTTCTCCTTTGTATAATCTATATTTAATTACTAATATCTATTTTTATTGCATCTGCTATTGTATCTATAAAGTTTCCGTTCGTTGGTCTACCATTTTTATAACTTCCAAATATTCCTTCATATAACTCTGTATTATTTTTATATCCACATTGTATTGAATGTCTTATTGCTCTTTCAATTTTTGATTCTGTATCATTAAATTTCATTGCTAAATATGGATATAAATCTACTGTTATATTCTTTACTTTATCTGGCTCTTGTATTTTTATTCTTATTGCTTCTATAATTAGTCTGTGTCCTTTTAGCGACGCTTTTACTCCTAAATCATGTATTTTAGATGCAATGTATTTTTCTAATTCTTCATCTTTAAATTCTTTATTTGCCAATACCTCTAGTGCTTTTCTTCTCTTTCTTTTTCTTTCTTGATATTCCACATCCGACATATGAACACTATAAAAACTTTTTATTTTTATAGCTAATAATTTTATATCGATTGGTTGTAACATAATAATTTTTATACCTTTTTCAATAAGTAATTGATTTACACTATTACTTATCGCTGCTCCTGTTACTGCTATTAGTGGTTTTTTATCTAATGTTTCAATAAAATCTATTACACCAAGACCATCTATTCTTGGCAAAAATATATCTACTATAACAATGTCAGGTTTAAACTCGTATATTTTATTTTTAGCTTCTACTCCATCACTTGCAATTGCTACGATTTCCATAAATTCATTTTGCTCAATTGTATTTATTATTTCTTCTACGAACTGTTCATTCATATTTACTACAACAACTTTTTTCTTTTCCATATGTTTACCCCCTGCCAAAATTATACAGTTTTCGACAGGATATTGCAAGAACTTTTCATCGCCCAAATTCAGCATTTGTCGACTTTTTTCGACATATCTTCTATCATAATATCAATGAATTCTTTCGCATAGCTCCATTCATTTTTCTGCAAAAGTTGTTTGGTTCTTCTTAATATGGTTTTTATATCTTCTCCATTATAATATCCTTCATCTTTTTCTTTTTTTCTTCTTTTAATTTCATCTTTAATTTGAAATGTTAAGCATTCTTTTATGACTTCTATTTCTCTACTTATAATTTTAGGATTATCTTTAAATCTTTCAAAATGTTCCAATAATGCTATTTGGCTTTTCCATTCTTCTATCTTAATATCTGACACATATATTGGCTCTTTTATATATTTCCCCATACATTCTTCCTTTCGTACGCATCCGTAATTCTATTTTTATTCTACCACTATTTTTTTTAATATTCAACTGTTTTTTACGGACGCATACGAAACTTTTTTATTAGTCCTTTGTTATACTTTTGCTAATATAGGGAATTTTAGAAATTAAAGGAGGCAATATATATGTGTTTATCTGATGCTATTCGAGAAAGAGTAAAAGAACTTATGCAACAAAAAGGAATTACAAGTAATAATGCTGTTGCTACTCTATCAGGTATTTCTAATTCTTTTAATGAATTTATGAGTGGTAGAACTGAATTACCTAAAATAGATACAATACTTCATATCTGTGAAGGTTTTGGAATAGAATTATTTGAATTTTTTCAAAGTCCATTATTTAAAGATGTTCATTACGAAATAACAAAAAAATAAACGGAAGGCTGTAATCAATAACCTTCCGTTCATTTTTTATTTTAAATATGTGTTTGCCATATATCCTGTTCTTCCATTTACAGTTACTGCATCCCAATTGAATCCATCTGCAGTTGCTACATTTTCTTTTGTAACAATTACTTTTGTTCCTTTTGGATATGCAATTATATATGTAGAACTTTTTCTTGGTTCACTTCTTAAAACTAGACCTCTATTAGCTATTATAGTTTTGGTCTTTGTTTCTGGAACACTTTGTTTTCCTGGTATAATTAATTTTTGTCCTATATTTATCAAATTTACATTTGCAATATTATTTACATTTGCAATTGCTTGTACTGTAGTTCCAAATTGATTTGCTATTTTTGTCAATGTATCTCCTTTTACAACTACATATACATTTTCATTTTTATCTTCCGTAACAGTATTCACTGTATATTCTATATATGGTAATTTTCCATGTTTTACCCATTTTCTTTGATTTAAATTTGTAACTTGTACCCCATCTTTCCAAGCAGGAGTACATTCTACTACTTGTCCATCTCCTATATATACTCCGATATGTCCTTTTAACCATACTGCTTCTCCTGGAACTATGTTACTAAAATCTGTTGATATTCCATTACATTTATTTATCATTGCATCTGCACCAATATCTGGCACACCATTACTTGCATATTTAGTATTTGGAAATCCCCATAATATAGCTTTTATTAAACACACACAGTCAAAACCATAATAGTTTTTGCCTATTAGTTTTCTGAATTTTGTTTGTCTTGCTGCAGTATACCAAGATGGATATTGTTTAGTTTTTGCTGATATAATGCTTTCTGTTACACTTTGTCCAAAGCATCCCCACATATAGATTGTATTCATTGTCGCTACTTCTTTTAGTTTTTGAATAAATTCTTTACAATTCATTTTTTCATTCCTCCTAACATCTTTAGGAGCAAGAGTTTCTTTTTTCTGTTTTATTACTCATTATTTTCTGTGTTTCCTTTTAGCTCTTTTATATAGTCAGCTGTCTTTTGTACCTGTGTTCCAAAGTAGAATACTATTAGTAATCTATAAATTTCCACAAAGAATTCTGGCATTGGAATTTGGCATACTACTAATATTACAAATACTATTGTTAATAGCAATGTAATTATAGTTTTTAAGTCAATTAGCTTTTTTAATTCTTCCATCATTGTTTCCTCCCTTCTATTTTAATTAATTCTTGCTTAATTTCTGAAAATTCCTTTATTGCTCTTTCATCGTGTTGCCTAAATTCATTAGCTTGAATATCTATTGAAATTTTAAGCAAATTTAAACTTTCTGCTATATTTTTATTTGAAGAAGATAATTCTTTTAATATTTGTGCATTGTTTTCTTTTTCTTCTTTATAACTCTTTCTGTCTTCCATCCATTGCCAAATAAAAAGACCTGCCAATACAACAAGTCCTCCATACCTTGCAACTATTTCTACTACTTCTCCCATTTTTTTCTCCTTTCTTATGCGGTTCTTTTCCACATAAAGCATGTTATATAGGGTTGTAAATTTCCTGAATTTCCACTACCAGTATTATTAGTTGTAAATCCGTGAACATGGTTTGCACCATTAAAATTATGACCATTAGTATCCACATAAGCTCCTCCAGAATAACCTACTATATGATTTGCTACAATACTTGTTCCTGCAACTCCAACAACTCTCATAAAATCTGTTGTTCCTAGTCCTGTTGAACCATCGTGGTTATGAGATTGTAATTCCTTACTACCACCTGTCTTTTCTACAGTATTAAAACTACTATCTGAAGAATTTACACCAACTGGAACTCTACCACTTCCCCAGGCTACCCAAGTTCCTCCAAACAACGAACTTGGATTAACATTGTTTACTGAAAAATAAATACTTCCAACTGGATATATCAAATTAAAAATCCTTCTTAATAATGGGTCACTCATTTTTTTCTCCTTCCTATGCAGTTCTTTTCCACATATATACTACAGTGTAGGGTGGCATAATATCAAAGTTAGAACTCAAAGCACTTCCTGTATTTCCATGATTGTGTGCTTTTCCTCCTCCAGCATTTTGTATAAAGTCCGCATTGTCAAACATACCTGCTAAACTATTTCCATATCCAAGACCTTTTGCAGGGTCATTGCCTCCATAAGCTAATTTGTATGCATGACTGTGAGCTGGAATTTGGTCTACTGTCAAAGTACAATTGCCTGTTGTATGTGTATGAGAAAAATTTTTTGTTTTACTACCACCAGTTGCTCCATTAGCATATGTATCTCCTGCACCTAATAGAAATCTATCTTTCATTTGAACCCAAGTTCCACCAAATAAAGTAGCAGGGCTTGTACTGTTAACACTTATATACACACTACCTATTGGATATATTAAGTTGAACATTCTTTTTAATATTGGATCACTCATATTTCATCTCCTAATTTGTCCTTTTCCACATGTTCACGACTAGATAAGGTGGCATATTATTATGAGCTTGTCCTCCACCTTGTGGTGTTACATTTGTTGTCCATTTCCAGTCTTTTGTTCCTGTTGCTGCTCCAATATCTCCAGCTGCATTAGGATTCATTTCTGTAGATAATAAATATCTACTAGTTGAAGATGAATAATGGTTATGTGATGGCATTTCATTTATTGTTAATGTATGTGAGCTTTCTCCACCAGTGGCTCCATTACTATAAGAAGAACCAGCACCTAATAAAAATCTGTTTTGCAACTGAACCCAAGTTCCACCAAAAAGACTTTGTGGATTCGTAGAATTAACACTTATGTATACACTACCTATTGGATAAATAATATCTATTATTTCTTTTAAATTGTTTATCAATGGTTTAGCCATCTTATACCTCCACTATGTCACATATTCAAAAAGGCTACTCGTAGGTACATCCCATAAAAATTGAATAGTGGTACTATTTGCACCACTATTTCCTATTTCCTTATAATGAGTTCCCCTTACAAGCCTTACACCTTCGTAGTATATTACAAATCCATTTGTTCCTACTACATATGTAAAAGGTACTGTATAATTCGTATTTGCTGAAATCTTTGCAGATGTTGTTACAATGTAAGATATTCCTTTAAATCTCATTTGTTGTAATCTTATTTCCGTTGCTTTCACTGTACCTTTAAAATCTCCACTTCCTTCTGGTAGAGTTCTATCAGGTATTTTACCTACACCTATCATTTTTTTAGTTCGATTTAAAACTAGTGTACTATCTCCACTTGTTACATTTACTGTTCTAGTTGCGGTGCTTAATCTATCCGTAACTCTTACTTCTACTACATATTCTGTTCCTACTGTATATCCTGTCAAAGTATTGCTTGTAGTATTATTGGAAAAATTTCCGCTTCCTATAGTAAATTTATTAGTTATATCTATCCAAGAACCAAAAGAACCACTTTTTGTTTTTTGCCTATATTCTACTTTAGTTATAGTATTGCTACTTGCTCCAAAATTTACATTTGTATATGTACCATTTCCAATTATATTAGCAGTTGTTCCAATTCCGTTTTGTCTTACTATTGACATATTTTTTATAACTACATCCGCATAATTTATCATTGTAGCCGTTTTAGTAACACTCGTTACATTACTTCTACTATCTATTGCTTTTACAACAATAGTTCCTGTATTTACTTTATCTATTTGCATAGTTACCGAAGCAGAACTACTATAAGTTGCTTCTTTTGTAAGGTTTCCTATTTCTGTTCTATATTTAATCATTGTTGCACTTTTTTGGGCCGTTGCTTTATTACTAGTAGTTATTGTAGTCTTTACATTTGAATATCCTTGAATTATTTTCTGATTATTTCCTGTCAAAGCAGTTGTAACCGAATTCACATCTGCAAATGTATAATTTGAAAATGTTGGATTTGCAGATGTTACTGTAGCAGTTTTAGTTATTGTGTGTGTATAATTTGTGCTATTACATACTGTTTGTATTACAAATTTTACTGACAAAGTATTTGAGTTAGGTGTGGCCGCATAATGTAAATTATTATCTGAAGTAGTCCATTCAAAAGTATATGCATTTGATATTCCTGTTCTTTTAGCACACAATAAATTTCCACTGCTATCTTCTACCCAAGCATTAACAGTTGAACTACTTGGATTAGAAAATTTTATTGTTGTATTTGTTCCTATATTATAATTTGATGCTTCTGTTATTTTAGCAATATCATATGTAGTAACATTAATAACATTAGATTCTGACCATAATTGGCTATCTTGCCTTTTTACTTGTAATTGCAAGTTGTAATTTGTATTTGGAGATAAGTTTGAAAATGTAACTGGATTTCCTGACATATTTATCCAGCTTCCACCATTTATTCTTCCTCTAACATGGTCTATCGTTGCATCTACAGAATAATTCAATTTTACACTATTAACTGTTTTACTATTTAAACTACAGCTAACATTTGCATATCGTGGTATTGTTGGAAAACTAACATATTGTGACATTGAAATGTCTGTAGGAATAATTCCTGATGATGTTAATCCAGAGTGCCAATTTCCATATAAAGTTACTCCACCTTCTCCTGTACTAGTATTATGTCCTACACTAAAAGAACTTGACCCTAATGTCCAAGCTCCACCTCCAGACCAATCAAATTTTGCATATGTATTTCCTATTCCATTCATATTGTAATATGCATCATTTGTGTTATTATTATAGTTCCTTCCTGTGTAGTTTCTTTTTTCTGCATATAGAGTCATTGATACATTTGTACAACAATTAGTTATATCTTGAGTGTAACTATAATCTATTCTTAATCTACAGTTTTTTGACCATTCTCCATATATCGTTGCCATTATCATTCTCCTTTTTTACAAAATAAAAAGACAGTCATCACTGTCTATTGTCATCTTTTGTAATAAAAATGTTTCTATTTTAAGAGTTCCATTTATTTCTGTATTTGTTAGTAATACTCTTAAATTATTTAATGTTAAAATAATATTGGTTGTATTAGTTGTATCATATACACTAAATCCCATATTGTTTATAACTGTTTTTATATCAGAATCTACTGATGTTATTTCTACACCATTGTAATACAAACTTAATGCTGTTCCCATTATTTCTCCAGTAGCTGGTTCCCAATTGCTTCTCAAATTACCTTCTTTTATAATTAAATCTGTTACAAAACCACCTTTTGTGTTATCTACATATGAACATTCCATTTGATATGTTACTTTTCCATTTGAAGTGAATGTATATGTTACTTCTTCTAGTTGTTTTGCGGCCGTTGTATTAACCAATTCTATAGTATCTGTATTTGTTAATTTAAATTTAAAAGTATTTCCTGCTGTATTACTGTACTTAAATGTTATTGTATATTGCTGTCCTTCTATAAGAGTTATTTCTGTGTGTTTTATTACTTTGTTTGTAGCATATATCATTGCTCCTGAATTAGTAAGAGCTTTTAAGTCTGCAACTTCTCCAAACATTGTATTTCCGCTTCCACTTATTTCATATTGGTCTGTACCATATAATCCTACTGAATTTATTACTTTATTTCTACCACCAGATATTTGGATTGATTGTGCTATTCTATCTAATGTTACTGATATGTTGGCTATTTTTTCTTGATTAGTGTGAATATCTTCCGTGTTTTGTTTTACTGTTAATTTTATACCTTCAACATCGGTAGAATAAAATTCTCCAGTATTTAAGTTAACAAAAAAATTTCCATCTTGTGATTTTAGTATTCCAGTAGTAATTATACTTGCATCTAAAACTCCTGCTGTTATAAAATCTGCAACTATTTGTCCATCTGAAGTCATAGCAATTTCAAAAGGTCCATTTATTCCATTTTTTGAATATCCTAAACCTTCTATATTCCATCTCCATACTTTTTGAGCAGTTACTGGATTATTAGTATCCATTATAAACAATTCACTTTGTGTTTTATATACATATCCACCCATAGCATTTGCAATAGATGATGTTGCAAAATTTTTCACTTGCTGCAATAGTTCTGGTATTCTTTCAAATTCTTCATCTGTCTTTTGCTCCTGTTTTATTTGTGTTGTAATATAATTTGATTTTATATTTCCTAATTCTAAAGAAATATATCTTTCTTTAAGAACATCCCATACATATTTTACTATTTTTATTGACACATCAATATCTAGGTCATCTACTTTTGCATATAATGTATCCCCTAATTTTAGAGTTTCCAAAAACGAATATTTTTCTTTATATTCTCTTGTTTTAGATAGTTCTATAAATTCTACTTTTATATCTACTGTGGGTATATCTATCTTATCCTTTTCAAACATTGCTTTTGCTTTTGTTCTTAATAATTCATAAGCTTCTTCTTCATTAACATTATTCTCTGGATTATTTTCATCTTCTACTACTTGCACATCTGAAAACTCTATCTTTTTTATCTTTTCATTTGGGTATTCTGATATATGAGAGCTTTCTACATATTTCTCTGGCAAAAGTAGTCCGTTATATCCTTGTGGCATTATTTTAGTTATTATATTGCTATAATCAGTATTTACTTCTATTCCTGTTAGATTTTTTCTACTTATAATCTTATAACCTGTATCTTGTCCTCTGCTTTCTAACATTTTTATTGTAAAATTATCTCTTTCTAGTTCTCCACCCCAAACATTTATGAAAGAATTATCTATATCTCCAATTAAACATTCTACTGGATTTCTTCTTACATATCTTGCTGTTGCAATAGTTGTTATATCCGAAAAAGCCATAAATTTTCCACTAGCATTTACTGTATGATCCACTAGCCATTGAAGTGCGGCCTGTCCTGCTAATTTTTGTGGATATGTATCTTCTATAAAGTCATCGTTCCAATCGTAGAAAATATGTGTTGCTACTATAATCTTTCTTGTTAGATTTTTCTTTACATGTTTAATTCTAAATAATTGATTTGACTCTACACTTCTTGCTCTTATTATATTTCCTTCTTTTATTTCTTCTGATAAGTAACCTTTTATAGGATATTCCATTTCTAAATCATATTGCCCATTTAATTCTTCTGTAATTTTTGCAGACACTACATCTCTTAATATTCCTATTCCGTTATGATTAAAATTTGTTTCTGACTCATTATAAATTGTTAACATTTTAGCCTCCTTATATATAGGCTTTTCTATATTTTATTTGTATACTTGCATTTCCTGTTATCTGTATTGTGTTTTCTCCTGGTTCTAATGTAGGGAATTCTCCATTCATCATATTATTTTTACTTTTATTAACTTTATATGCATTTTGTAATTCTGAATCTAATTCAATATAACTTTCATCTATATTTACTATACAAGTTTTATTGTTTATTGTTAATTGAACTTCTCCACTTCCCATTACTTTTATATATGGATATACTGTTGCTGTACAGTCTAGCTCCAATGTTTGCGATTCAGTTCCACTAAAGTTTCTTGCATATTGTGTGTTACTTAATGCTATTGGTTGTAATTCTAATTGAATTATGAATTCTCTATATACCCTAAATATTCTAGACAATGGAATACTATTTATAATTACTGCATTATAAAATTTGTCTAATTCATCTGAAAAGGTAATAGTTCCAAACTCTACTAGCCATTCTGTTATTTTTCTTGGATCCACATCTTTCTTTAATGTACACTCTAAAGATATTATTATTGGTTCATAAGAGTTTTCATCAATATATAAGTTTCCATTTCTACCTGGTACTGTAATTGTTTCAATTCTTTTTTTCGGTCTAGTAATAGGAGGTAGTGCTTTTAAGACTACCCCCATATCCTTTGAATTAATTCCATTGTATATAAAATATGCTCCCATATTTTATCCTCCTTTTGCTACTAGTTTTCTGTTTCTATAAAACTCTATTTCTTCTACTAGACTTTCAATGTCTTGAGCTCTTTCATTTATGAACTTTTCAATTTTTAATGTAAAGTTTGAATTATTTGTAGTTGTATTATTTGTTGTATTGTTTCCATACATTCCATTTGTAGGTCTTGCCATTGAATTTAGTCCTATATCTAAATTTGCTGTTAAATCTGGTGCTTTTAATAATTCATTCATCTTTTCTCTTAATTCTTGTGTTTTATTATCCATACCATCAATGAAACCTAACAACATATTTTCTCCCCATTCTACGATGTGTCTACCTTCTCCTTCTTTTGCTGGAGAGTGGAAACCTAGGAAGTCTTTTATATTATTAATAACATTTGCAGTTGCATTTCTTACACTTTGAATTTTATCTTTTATTCCTTGAACAAATCCATCCATCATATTACGAGCCCAGTTTTTAGCACTATTTATTAATTCATTGAATTTTTCTGAAACTGCAGTTTTTATTTCATTTACTTTATTTCCTATAGATGATTTAATATCTCCCCATTTGTTTATTGCATTATTCTTAATTTGTTCCCACTTGCTTTGTATATTTTCGACTATTGGAGATATTTTTTCTGAAATAGAACTTCTTATTTGTCCGCCATTTTTCTGATGCACTATTTCTTATTTCATTAAATTTATTTACTGCACCATCTTTTAGTTCTGTAAATTTTGTTGAAACTGTAGTTCCTATATTATTAGCAGTTTCTGAAATTGTATTTTTAGCCTCATTCCATTTTTCTGATGTTGCCGTACATATTTCATTCCATTTATTTGATATTCCGTTCTTTTACATTAGTAATCGTAGTAGATACATTGGTTTTAATTTCATCCCATTTTTGAGTAGTGGCTGTTGAAATTTCTGACCATTTTTCATTTATAAAATCACACATATCTTGGTAATAATAATTGTGGTCATACATCCATTGAGATGCATCTTTAACACCATTCTTAATATTATCCCAAGCTTGTGATGTATTTTGTTTTAGTTGTGTCCATTTATCTTGTATTCCTTGTCCTAGCTCTGAAATTTTAGAAACAGTATTATTTTTAAAATCTGTTACACCTTGAGTTATTTCTAACCATTTTTGAGATGCACCTTGCTTTAGATTATCTATACCATTATTCCAAGATGTTTTTATATTTTGTATTCCATCTGTAAACCATTGTTTTGTATTGTTCCATCCATTTGAAATATTTGTACCTAAATCTGACCAAAATACTTCCCAATTTGATTTTATTTCTCCTGTTTCCCAGTCTACTTTATTTACATGTTCTTGAGCTTGATTCTGTGCTTCTGTTACAACTTTTTGATGCATTTCTTCTGCTTTTGCAATTGTTTCTGTTTTTTGTCTTTCTGCAGAGGCTATTATTTCATCTGCGGCCTTATTAGCTTCTTCTGTTCCTACTGCTCTTAGCCTTGCAGCTGCTTTCATTCTTTCATCATATTCTTGATTTGCCGCTTCTATTGTTTTATCTTTTTGTTCTATACTATTTTTTACAACTTCTGCAGCCTGTTGAGCAGACAACTCTGCAGCATTTGCTTTCATTCTTTCTAGTATTGCCGCTTGTTCTGCTTCATTCTCTGACATTACTGCAACTGCAGTATTTGTCATTTCACTTTTTATTCTACTTATCTCATCTGCTTCTGCTTGAGTTATAGCTCTATTTTGCTCTGATGCATTTGTAAGAATTTCATTTATCCTAGCCGTACCTTCTTCTGTGATTCTTTTCTTTTCATCAAACCCTGCATTTGCATCTTCAATTATTTTTTGTTTTTCCTGTTCTGTTAAACTTGTTAATGTAGCTAATTGTTCTGTTAATATTTGTGTTGTTTCATTTTTTTGTTCTTCTATTTTTGATACAATTTGCTCTTTCATCTCATTGATTGTAGATGTCATATTGTTTTTCATTTCTTCTGTTACTGTTGCACCACTCCAAGCCATTTGGTTTAGAGAAATAGTTGCTTGTTCCTCTAAATCCATAAATGAACCAACTGCTTCTTGAGTTGCTTCACTAACAGTATCATCGAATCTTTCTACTTCTGGAATAGAATCAGAAAAAACAGATGTTATTGCACCTACAATGTCTACTAAAAATCCTACTGCCGTTACTAGCATATCTAGAACTGGTGCAAGAAATTCCATTAAATACGACCACATCTCCACTTGAGAAACTATCGCATTTAACAGTATTGTACCTAACAATTCTACTAATGGTTCTATAGCCTTCCATAGATTTTGGAATACTTCCATAATCTTTTGGAATATTGGTTGTAATATTTGCCATACCTTCTGAATTGCTTCCTGTATCTTTTTCCATGCATTTTGTACTGTTTCTTTGAAATCATCATTTGTGTTATATAGATGAACAAATGCGGCAACTAGTGCCGTTATTACTGCAATTACAATTCCTACTGGTCCAGTTAGAGCACTCATAGCAGTTGAAAATATTTTTGCCATACCACCTGCATTCCCTATTGCTGTTGCTATATTTCCAAAGGTAGAAACCATCCCACCTACTGAACTTACTATTTTTCCTGCAACACTAATCATAGGACCTAATGCGGCCACTAAAGCTACTATTTTTAATCTACTTTTTTGAGTTTCTTCATCAAGACTTTTAAATGCAGTTGCCCATTCTTTTACTTTGTCTACAATTGGTTTTACCATATCTACCATATCTATTATGACTGGCAACAAGGCTTGACCTAATTCTATTGCTATATCTTGAACACTATTTTTAAGTATTGATAATTGACTTTCTACAGTTGCATATCTCTGATTGGCTTCATTTGTTAAAGCCGTATTTTCATTCCAACTTTCATTTGCTAAATTTATTGCATCAGTCATTACCCCATTAGCATTCGCAAGAGAAAGTATTGTATTACTTAATCTTACTTCTGTTAATCCCATTTCATCTAATACTGCAATTGCTGATTTCCCATTTCTTTCTGTATTATTAAGTCCTTCTATAAAAGAACTTAATGCTCCAACTGCATCTTTTTCAAATGCTTGTTTAAATTGTGCAGATGTCATTCCTGCAACACTAGCAAACTGATTTAATTCTGCTCCACCCAATTCAGTAGCCATTTGAATTTGTTTTAGTAGTTTTGCCATTGCAGAACCACCGTGCTTCTGCTTCAATTCCTACAGAACTCATTGCAGTTGCCAATGCCATTATTTGAGCTTGACTTAAACCAACTAATTCTCCTGATGCAGCAAGTCTAGTTGCCATACTCACAATGTCTGCTTCTGTTGTAGCAAAATTATTTCCTAATGCTACGATTACAGAACCTAAATTGCTATATTCTGTTGCTGACATTTTTGTTACATTTGCAAATTTTGCTAATGCACTTGCCGCCTCTGTAGATGATAGGTTTGTAGATTCTCCAAGGTCTATCATTACTTTAGTAAATGATAGTATATCTTGAGTCTTTATTCCTAACTGACCAGCCGCTTCTGCTACTGCACTTATTTCTGTTGTAGATGCTGGTAGTTCTTTAGACATATTCCTTATGCCTAATTCTAATTCTGCAAATTGTTCTTCTGTTGCATCTACTGTTTTCTTTACACCTGCAAAAGCCGATTCAAACTCTACCGCCGCTTTTGCTGACAAAGTACCTACTGCAACTATTGGTGTTGTAACATATTTAGTCAATGTATTCCCTACACTTTGAATTCCATTTCCTACTGCTTTTATTTTTTCTCCTGCAGTTGTTAATGTAGTTCCAAGTTGTTTCCATTCAGCAGTATGACCTTTTATGTCTTGATTTAGTTGTTCCAGCTCCTTCTCCATATTATTTAAAGTTGCCGTTGCATTATTTAATTGTACTTTTAATTTTTGAGTTTGAGTAGCATCTTCGCCTTTTGCTTCTACTGATTTTTTATATTGTTCATTTAATAATTCTACTTTTGCTTTCTGATTTAAAATGGCATTACTTAAGTTTGTTGCTTTTACTTTTAGACTTTCAGTTGTATTTCCAAAATTTTGCATACTAGACTTTGAAAGTGTTAATTCTGATTTTAATGTTTTTAGATTATTATTTACTTTTGTTATGCCTTCTTTGAATCCAGATGAGTCAAAAGCTATCTCTATGCCTAGTTTTGCTAAAGTTTCTTCTACTGCCATTTTAAAAACCACCTTTATACAAAAATTTCATCAATGTATGCCATTGATGAGTCATCGTGGTTTTCTGTTTTTGCTTTGCTCTGTGTGTTATACTCAAAATATATTTCAGATAATAGACACAATTTTTTAGGTGTCATTTTCCAAAATTCTTTTTCTGGTATATGTAATAATTGTGTTCCTAAATAATAGAGCCATCCCCAATCCCAATTGTTCTCTTTAGGATTTGCAGATGACTCATCTATTAGTTTTTTGTTTCTTCATCCGCTTCTGGTAATGAATTCATTGCTGATGCATTTATTTTATTTGTTATTTCTACAATGTTACTCATATTTATCATTTTACCTACTTGTAATAAGGTAAGTTTTGGATTTTGTGTTTTTAACATTGCATATAGTACATCTCTTATTGCTTTAAATGACCCTTTTTCTAATCCATCTAATGCTTTTGTTGGATCACCATACATTTCTTCCAATTCTGCAAATGCATTTAAATCTAAACTTATTTCATATTCTTTTCCTTCTAACACTATTGTGTTTGTAGAGACATCTCCCTTTAATTCTTTTCCTGTTACTTTTTTATTTGCCATTTTTAAATCCTCCTAATTTATTTATTTTAAAAAAGCAGAAGGAATTTTATCCTTCTGCTGTTGGTATTTCTGGTACTGCATCAAACCATGCTTTTAATCTTTCTGGTTTTGCACCTTCTGAATCTTCATCTTCCATTATTCTCCAGTTACCATCATTTCTACTATAGAAGCTACCTTTTAAACTATTTGTTTTTGGTGTTGGCTTTTCTCCTATAGTTTCATATTCATCTTCTGTATGTTCAAATTTTCCTTTTAATAACCATACATAGCGATATTTTCCATTTGATTTTTTGCTTCTAAATCCTAGAGCTACTTCTGGAGCTAAATCATCTTTACTTTCTACAAGCATTCCATCTACAATTTTAGAACCTTGTAACAATGCTCTTGAGGCAATTGTTAATTGATTTAATTCGATTTCTACATCACAAGAATCAAAGTTGTTTAATATTTCTTCAACAGAGTCATCAGAATATAATTTTTCTGAACTTGTTTTTGGAGATATTTTTGCTTTGATACTTCTTTCTAATTTTACTGGTTCTGCATATACAGTTCCTGTACTTTCATCTGTAGTTATTTTTGCTACTGTTAATTTTTCTAAACCTATTTGTCTTGGCATTTCTTTTTCCTCCTAAAATTTAAATTTGTGAAAGAGCAGTAGGAATAATTTGTTTTTAATCTTTATACTCTGCTAGATAACAATTTATTGCTTTATGAAAAATTTTATTTTCTCTTTCATAAAGGTCTTGGCATGTTATTGAATAAAATTCATTTTGCTTTAATGCTTTTACTACTTTATTTTTTATTTCAGTTGGGTCCTCATCTGAAAAAATATCTACTTGAAAATGGTGTCCTATTATTTCTTCATAATCTTCTGATTGTGCATCTTCTTTTTCTAATATTTCAAAATAAGTTATATATTTTTTATTAGTTCCTGTATAAGTATCGAACTCTGTATCATAACCTAGTTCTGATAATACTTTATATATTTTTTCGTGTGCATCCATTATTTTAGTTCCTTCCCAACAATATTTTTAAATATTTCTAGTGATTCTTGAACTTTTGCTTTATAAGCAGGTCGCATAAAAGGTTTCTTGCCATAGTGTGTACTTGACCATGGTCCAGAAGATGCACCCCATTCTATGAACTTAGCATAGTAATATGGTGAATTATCTCCTTTTGTAAATCCTACTATTAACCTTTTTGAAGTACCTTCTTGTTCAATATCTCCTATTTCTATATGATCCGCCATATGTCCTTTTGTTCCTGTAGGTGATTTGCTCCTTCTAGCTTTCCTTCTAGCTTCATCTCTAATTGGCTGTGCTGCTTTTATAAGAGCTTGGTCCACTACTTTATTTATTTTGTCTGGCATATTTTCTAATTTTTTATATAATTCTTCATAACCATACATTCTAATATCATAATCCATTATTCTGTTGCCTCACATCTAATTTTTAATTCTATATTTTCTTCATCAACATTCTCTATTCCAAGTATGTTATATGGTGCTTTATAAAATATCCTACACTTTTCTGTATATAAAAGTTTTTGCTCTAATGTTTTATCATATCGTATGGTTATTTCTATTTTTCTTTTTGTTTTTACTGAATTAGCAATATCTTGCTCATTTTCAATATTAGTTTTTATATTTGCCCATACTGTTTTTAAATCATTCCAGTCTTTTTTTGATATTCCCCTAGTGTTTTTTGTTTCAGTATATTCTTGTATGGTTACTCTTTTTTTATATTGACTCGTTTTCATCACTATCACTACTTTCATTTCCATATCTAATCTGGATTAACAAATTATCTAATGAATATTTCAAACCTTTTGTACTACCTATAGCAGTTCTGTTTTCGTACCAGTGATTCACAAGTATTCTTTGACACAATTCAGCTTTAGGACTATCTTGGTTATATTCTCCACAAGCAGTTTTTATATAACTGTCTGCAACTTCTATTAAGTTTTTTATTAACTCATCTTCTTCATCATTGTCAATTCTACAATATAATTTTGCATTTTCTACTGTTAACATTTTTTACCTCCGAAATTATATAAAACACAGTATTTTTAAGGGTTATACTTATATTCTTTTATTTTAAAAATGTCTTAAAACTCATTCTCGTGCTTCACTTTTTTGAACTTTTTCTCAAAAAAGAGGGATATTCCTATCCCTCTGCTTCTGTTTGTTCTTCAGTTGTTACATTTGCTGTAGCATCTGTTATTGTTAATTCTCCATAGCAATATGCTTCATTGTCTGTTTTTATAACATCATATCTTTCTAATATTCTGATTAATGTTGCATTTTTTGTGAATCCTGCTTCTTTTGATTTTGCAATTTCATATCTAGCACGATTTACAAATGTAATTGCTTCTTCTAAATTTCCATAGAAGATTGGTGCTTTTCCATCTTTGCTTGGTATATCATTATTTGAATAAACATCTATTGTTAAGCCTTTGAATTGTTTTTGTGTTGGATTTTTTGGGTCTGGTTGTAATATTGGTCTACCATTTTCATCTACTGCATTATCTAATTCATCAAATCCATCTTGGTTTGTTACAATAACTGACCCTGGAACTAATGCTGGGTCTAAGTCTTTATTTAATGACCTTTTTAATGCTTTCCAGTCTGCTAAGGCTTTTGCTTCTTTATCTGCTAACATTACAGCAAGAATATCTGCATTTTCTGTTTTTACTGCTTTTTTAGCAAACCATCTACCAACATAAGCCATTAACCCTGATTGTTCATCAGAAAGTAATGTATTAGATACTGGTAAAATTGCACCTTTATTTTTGATGCTATATCCTTTTGTTTTGAATTTTGGTCCATCTTCTTGTGGAATTTCTTCCATTTCATCAATGTCTTGTAACAAAGTCATTGTGCTATTATTCTCATATACAAATGACCCTGTAATTACATTTGTTCTGTATTCTCTAACATGAGTTCTTAAAGATTTATATTGTCTTTTATACTCATTAATTCTAGTATTTTCATCTGTTGGAACTAGAATACTTCCGTTTGGATCATTTTCATCTGCTTTTTCTATTAAAGCATTTTCTGCAGGTGTTAATCTTTTACCTGTTATTGCTTTTAAAAATGCTTTATTTACATCTGCTTTGTTTTCAGTTGTTGGTTCTGTTACAGGTGTTCCTGCATCTCCTTGTAACTCATCTTCCATTCTTTCAATTTCTTCTGCTTGTTTAATTTGTTCATTTAATGCTTTTGCTTCTTCAGTTTTTGCTTTTGCTTCTTCAAGTTTTCCTTCCTCTGATAATTTTTTTGCTTCTGCTACCATTGCAGCAAATCTTTGTCTTAATTCTCTTAAATTCATTTTGATTCCTCCTAAATTTTATTTTTGTGAAGGAGTAGGAGAAATCTGTTTTTTTGTTTTGCTTTATATAAAAAAATAAACCTATTGCATTTCCAATAAGTCTATTTCAATTTTTAACTTTTCTAATTCTGTTTTATCTTGCATCATCTTCATCTTTTCTTGTATTTGCTTAACACTATTTTGAATGCAATTACTTACAGCTTTTTTTCTAAAATCAAATCCTACTTGACTCTTTTCTTCAGTATCTGTGTATAATACTTCATCTACAAATCCTAATTCTTTTGCTCTATAAGCATTCATCCACATTTCATCTTCCATCATTTTTGCTAATTCATCTCTTGGCAGTTTTGTTTTTAGTTCATATGCATTTATTATGGCCGCTTCTACTTCTTCTAACCTAGCAATGGTTTTTTGAAAGTCTTTTTTATCTCCCCAGTCAAATGTGCTAGGTAAATGTATCATCATCATAGCAGTTGGACTCATTTGAATTGTATCTCCAGCCATTGCAATAAATGATGCTGAACTTGCAGCAAGACCATCTATCTTTATACTTACTTTTCCTTGGTGTTCCTTTAACATTGTATATATCTGACTACCTGCAATTACATCTCCACCTGGACTATTTATCCATACAGTTATATCTTTTCCTTTATGTTTATCCAATTCATCTTTGAAAATTTTAGGAGTAACTTCATCTCCCCACCAAGTTTCTGATGCAATTTCTCCTTCTAGTATTAATTCTGGAATTTGAATTGCAGAATCGTTCCATTTCCAAAACTTATTCATTTTTCTGCACCTCCTTTTTTTTACCGTGATTTTCGGTATTTTCGGTATTTTCTATTTCTTTGTTTTCTTCTGTTTCTGTTTCTTCTTCTGTGTTCTTTTCTGTACTGTTCTGTCCTTTTGCCATCTGATATTCTTCTAGTTTATCTAAAAATGTATAATTTAAACTAATCAAATGTTTTTTACCTAACTCATTTTCTAATTCTGGTAAATCTTCTTTATTTCTTATTTCATCAATATTGTATGCACCTATTCGTTCCATTATTTCGTAGAACTCTGCTCTTGATTTACTATCTCCTCTTAATTCTGACTCTACATTATATTTACAATAATAATTCTTTTGTTCTGTAGGAGTAAATAATTGATATTTCAATGCTTGTTCCCAACTTACTAATAATGGTTGTAATGTATTTTTTACATAACTTATTGATTGGTGTTCTATATTTGAAAAAGTTGCATGTTCTAAATCTGCTATCATATGTGGTGGCACATTATATATTCTTGCTATATCAGTAGTATTTAATTTTTGTGTTTCTATAAATTGTGCATCTGCTTGACTCATAGTTAAATCTTGATAGGTTATTCCTGAATCTAATATTGCTATTCTATTTGCATTAGTCATTCCTGTATTCATCTTTTCCCATTCTTCTCTTACTACTTTTTTAGCTTCTGGTTTTAATGTTACACCTGGTACTGTTAGCACACCTTTTGCTGTAGTTCCGTTTTTATAAAATTTAGCCAAATATTTTTGTGATGCCATTTGACTTCCAATTGTTTCCCTGGCTACTGCAATTGGTGACATTCCTTTTAGTCCTGTAAGTCCTATATTTTTTATATGTAGAACATTTTCATATTTTAATTTTACTGATTGTCCATCTGGTAAAACTGTTGTATACCAAACTTTTCCATGGTTTTTTTCATCTGTTACAACTTCAGTCAATTCTGGATTTAATATCCATAATGCTTTTGGATATCCATCTCTACCAAATTGAATTTCTGCATATGCATTTCCATATAATTGTCTGTGAGCTTCCATTGTCATTTTAAAATCAAATGGTGTCATATATGGATTAGGTCTGTTCTCAAGTAAATAAGTTACTGGATGCTTTTCATCTTTTTCTTTTTTTCCATTTTTATCGTTATATACATGTAATGGTAATTTTGCAACACTTTGGCTCAATAATCTTATACAAGCATATACTGTTGCCATTTTCATTGCTGTTTCTTCATTTACTATTTCTCCTGACTCTGTTTCTCCACCATTTATCCAATTTATAAACCATTTAGAAGGAGTGGTTACATTTGTTTCATTTTCTGTTTCTGTTGCTTCATTATTTATTAAATTTTTAATAATTTTTCGTATTCCCATTTTCCCCTCCTATAACGAAAATTCATCTCCAAGTATTAATTTATTTAAGTCTATTGTTGTATCTAATAACCTTGCTCTTGTGTGACTATTTACCATAGCCGCTGCTGGGTCTATTCTGTTTTTACTTTTTGCTTTGTCTAGGCATATATTTCCATTAGGGTCTTGTCTAGTGATACAATTACTTATTGCCCAAGTTAACACTGGATTTTGATTATGTATTATTTTCTGTTGATATACCAATGCTAATATATCTTTTGTTGGTTCAGACAATGTTGCATATCCCTGTCTTACTGCTACCATTATGAAACCTTCATTTTCCAAATCATTCGCAATTTGTGTACTATTCCACGGATCATAACAAACTTCTTTTATTTGAAATTTCATAGCGGCCGTTCTAATATAAGCCTTTACGAATTCATAATCTACAACATCTCCGTGGTGTAGCAGTAATATATCCTTGCTTTATCCAAACAGAATATGGAACTCTGTCCACCTTTTCCTTTTCTTGAATTCTATTTTCTGGTATAAAACTATGTGATAGCATTACATATCTTCCATCATCTAGTCTGAACTCCAAGTTTACAGATGTTAAGTCAGTTGTTGCAGATAAATCTAGTCCACAATAACATTCTTTACCTAATAGTTCTGACTCTGGTATAAAACCACTACATAGATGCCATTTTGCCATATCCATCCAAGCAACATCAGAATTGACCCACTGATTAAGGTACAACCTTCTAAACCCTGCTTCTAATGATGGGATTTCTTTAGCTCTTATAGCCGTCTGTCTAAATTCTTCTAAACTTCTAAAAACACCTAATGCAGGATTTGCCGCAAACCAAGTTTTTTCATCCCATATATCTGCATCTGCTGGTGCTTCATATATTACTGGATAGAATGTTTTGTCATATTCTTCTCCTCTTTCTTTTTTTCCTATTTGCATTTTAGAATAGTTATATAACTCATAACATATTCCATTTGTGTCAGCTCCTGCAGTTGTTATACTTATGAATAATGGTTGCCTTCTAGCTCCCATTGATGTTTTCAAAACATCATACAATTCTCTATTTGGTGCTTCGTGTATTTCATCATAGATTACTACATGAGCATTAAAACCATGTGCAGTTCCTGCTTCTGCAGATATTGCTCTGTAAAATGAATTTGTATCATATCTTACTATTCTCTTTTGTGATTCTATTATTTTGCATCTACTTGATAATGCTCTGTTCATACGAATCATCGCACAACAAGCTTGATATACTTTTGTTGCCTGTTCTCTTGATGTTGCCGCACTATATATTTCAGCACCGTACTCATCATCCATAAATAAACAATAAAGTACAAGCGCCGCTATTAATTCAGTTTTTCCATTCTTTCTTGGTAAAAAAATAAAAGCCTCTCGAATTTCTCGAAAGCCTTCTTCATTTACTGTTCCAAATATATCTTTTATCATTTTTTCTTGAAATGGCATCAAATTAAATGGATGTTTTGCATATTCTCCTTGTGTATTTCTTAACAGTTTTACAAAGTTAACCGCTCTTTGAGCTCTTTCTTCATCATACATTAATGCATCGCCTTCCTAAACAATGTTTCCATTTCATCTTCATCTTGTTCTCCTGGCAATTGCATTCTTCCACGACTACTTGGAGTCAGACCAAATTCAGTCATAAAATCTTTGCATAATTTCAAATATTTTTGAGCTATGGCTACTTGTGGTAACTGTTGTATATATTTACTTTTTTGATTAGGTTGAAATATTGTACTACCTATATCATCCATTTGCTTTTCCGCTTCTATGTATCTGCTCCAACATTTACAATAAGCTTCTAATGCTTTTGTATCTGCTTCTGTCATTAATTTACTATTTGCTAACATTGGAGCAACTCTATTCCATTCTTCTTTCGCCACTTCATCAAGCCACTCTGGTGCTTGTGGATATTCCCCTGGTGCATATTCTTTCATTTTCACTTCATTACTTATTCTATCTTCAAGCCTTATTTTAGAGGGATTCCCATTCAGTATGTGCATTTGAGTAGGCTTTGGTTTTCTTCCTGGTGTTGCCATATGACATCCCTCCTACTTAAATATTTCATTGTATGTATATTCTTTATTTTTCCTTGTAATAATTATATCATCCGTATTTTGCTTTTCTTGTATATATCTTTTTACAATTGCATCACAATATAGTGGATCAAGTTCTACTAGATATGCTATTCTATCTAATTTTTCTGCAGTCATCAATGTACTACCACTTCCACCAAATAAGTCTAAAACAATATCTCCTTTTGCAGAACTGTTTTGCATTAATATTCCTAGCAACCCTAATGGTTTCATTGTAGGATGCAATTTATTCTTTTTAGGTCTTTCGTATTCAATAACACTAGTTGGTATTCCTTTTTGATATTCTTCTATTAGCTCTAGCAATTCTTTCTTACTTAACTTTTTTAATTCATCAATGTCTGACTCTAAAATTGTTGATTGGCTTCTACCACCATACCAAGTATGTCCAGCTCCTTCTTTCCATCCATATAAAATTGGTTCGTGCCTCCATTGATAATCTTGTCTACCTAATACGAATTGATTTTTTAACCATATTAAACATTCTGCCATTTTATATCCTGCATCAATAAATGCTTTTCTAAATGAATAACCACCAACATCCGAATGAAATACATATATCGGTGCTCCTTCTCTTGAAAAATCATACATACATTTATGAGCATAAAATAAAAACTTTTCGAACTCATCATCTTCCATATTGTCATTCATAATTTTCATTCCTGTTGAATTACTTTGATAATTTACATTATATGGTGGGTCTGTTATAACTAGGTCTGCTAATTTTCCATTCATTAGTTTTTCTACATCTGCTCCATTTGTACTATCTCCACATATTAGTCTATGTCTACCTAATTGTATTATATCTCCAAACTCAATATTGGCTTTTTCTTCTTTTAACACTGATTCCAAATCAAAGTCATCTTCTATAACTTCTTCTTGTACTCCTAACATTCCAAGTTCTGCTATATCAAATCCTGTTATTTCTGCCAGACCTATACCTTGTAACTCTGATAATAAATTTTTTAGTTTATCCTTATCCCAGTCCCCTGATATTTTGTTCAAAGCTATATTTAATGCTTTTTCTTTGTTCTTATCTACATCTATGACTATACATTGAATTTCTGTATATCCCATATCTTTTAGCACTTTGTATCTTTGATGTCCACCAACAATTGTGCCATCTTTATTTACTATTACTGGGTCGACATATCCAAATTCTTCTATACTTTTTCTTATTTTCTCGAACTCTTTATCTCCTGGTTTCAAATCTAATCTTGGATTGTATTCTGCAGGTTTAAGTTCTTCTATGTTTATGCTTTTAAATTCCATTTCTAATCATCTACCTTTTCCCATTTAGCTTTCATATTGCCCACATGTCCATTAGCTGCCAACTCTTGATATATTAAATTTGTTCTTAATTCCAAAAAGTTTATTATTCCTTTTGGTGTTAAGTCGTGTATTTCCATTATCATTTTTTCTAATTCTTCATCTGAAACTCTATTTCCAGTTCCATATGTATTTATATTTATTGATACTGGTTGCTCTACACCTATTGCATATGCAAGTTGAACAAGGCATTTTGAAGCTAATTTTTTTGAAACTATATCTTTGGCAATATATCTCGCCATATAAGCCGCTGACCTATCAACTTTTGTAGGGTCTTTTCCACTAAATGCACCACCGCCATGTGGACAATATCCACCATATGTATCTACTATTATTTTTCTACCTGTTAATCCAGAATCTCCTGCTGGTCCTCCTAGCACAAAATTACCAGATGGATTTATCAATACTTTTGTGTCACTGTACTCTAATAATTCATTGGATATCGTTTCTTTTATAACTAATTCATATATATCATTTTCCATTTTTCCCTTGTCAATTCCATCTTCATGTTGTGCTGATATTACTATTTTATCTATTCCAACAAATTTATCATTGTCATCATACATTACTGTGACTTGTGTTTTTCCATCTGGTTTTAAATATGGTATTATTCCCTTTTCTCTTACTTCAGTTAGCTTTTGTGCTAATAGTTTAGCATAGTAAATTGCTGCTGGCATAAAAGTGTCAGTTTCATCACTTGCATATCCAAACATTATTCCTTGGTCACCTGCACCAAGTTTTTCTTCTGCTGTTGCACCAGCTATATCTGGAGATTGTTCGTGGATTTTTACATCTATTTTACAATTTTTATAATCAAATCCTAGATTTTCTTCTGTGTATCCTATTGACTTTATTACATTTCTAGCTATTGCTTCATAATCAATTTTTGCTTTTGTAGTTACTTCTCCCATAATTAAAACATATTGAGTTGTAACTGCAGTTTCTACTGCTACTCTTGAATACTTATCTTGTTTCAAACATTCATCTAATATTGCATCTGATATTTGGTCACATATTTTATCTGGATGACCTTTTGTTACACTTTCACTTGTAATAAATTTCATAATATTCTTATCCTTTCTCTGCATAAAGACTTGCAAATTCTATTTTTTTAAGGTATATAAGTTACGGAGGTGTCCGTAATGAATAAAAAGTTATTTGAAGATTTGTATTATGGGGATTACAGCCCTAATGATGTTACTATAAAATCTAAAGAATATGATATGCTTCTCAAAAAGGCGGTAAAAATACAAGAACAATTGCGTTCTAAATTATCTCCTTCTGACTATAAACTTGTAGTCAAATTAGATTGTTTGCATAACCAATTAAGTGACTTTTTTGGAAAACAAGCATATTCTGATGGTATTAAATTCGCTACAAATTTTCTTTATAATGCACTATCTAGCAATAATTCCGAGAAAAAATAAGAGGCCCCCCTTACCTATTTCCCGAAATTATTTACAGAGCTCCCCTCGCCGTTCCCCCTACTCGATTGGTAGAGATTTTTGGTGGGGTGGCTCTGTTGCTTTATTTATGCTATCTATACAGATTTTTATATTTTGTTTTAATTCTTTTTTTATTATTATTATCTTTTGTTTTATATTTGCATCATTTAGTTTTCTATGTCTTTGTTGATGACACGATTCACATAAGCACACCATATTTTCTATTACTAATCTTAATGACCATTCTTCTTTTATTGGTATGATATGATGTACTGTTACTGCTGGTACTATTTGTCCTAACTTTTTACAGTCTTGACATAGATATTCATCTCTTGCTAGTGCTTTCTTTCTTACTATCTTCCATCCATTACTTTTATAAAATGATTGTTCTTTATCATCTGTCCTTGTCTGGTTATATCTCCTATTTATTGCTTTCTTTTCTTCGGCTTCTATGTACTGGTGTTGTTCACAGAAGCGATTTCTTGTTAGGTTGTTACATCCTATCTTGTTACATACATGTAGTTTCTTCTGTGCCATATTCATTCCTTCTTCTTTACCTTTTGTTTATAAGGAGTATTCGCCAGATAGTGCTGCTTTACTATCTGGCTTAATATGATAAAATTAAACAAAAGGGTATTACATATTTGTTTATGTTTTTCCCAAATAAAAAGGATACTAGTTTTTTTCTAGTATCCCTTATTTGAGAAAGCAAAGCATAAACAGAAAAAAGAACAAGATTTCTCCTGCTCCTTCACACTATTATTTTAGCACATTTTTTAGTTTAATTACTGCCATATTTTTGACAGATTATTTTTTCACTTTCATATTTATATTATCTTTTCTCCACAGAATGGACAATAATCTATATCTACAAATCTTATCCCACCTGTAGTATTTATCATTAATCCTGCCTTTTCATCTTCCTTATTTTTTAATATCCATATTTCTAGAAGTGAATTACCTTCTTTTTCAACATATCCTGCCGTTTTTTGAAATTCACTTGTAGATATTGTTTTTCCCATTATTATACCTTTTTTGTTTTTTTCACAATATTCACACATTTTTTTCTTCTCCTTATTTTGTGTATATTATTTTATCAATATCTTTTACTTTTATTATAGTATGTTTTTTATTTTCTCCTGCTATCTCTACTAGGCAGTTTTCGCCGCTCATATTTAATATTGTTGCTTTTTCTTTATTTTTTAATTCTACTACATCAAATACTTTTAAGTTTTTCATTTTTTATTCCTCATTTTCTTTATTTTTTTCTAATACTATACAAGCCGTTTTTCCTTCTTTTCGATTTGTTTCTTTTTTTAGATATTCTTCTGCTCTTTTTAATGTAGCAAAATTTTTCTTTTCTAATCCATTACCTGTATCTATTCTTACTGACCATGGTCCGCCTTCTTCATCTTCTTCTATGAATGGTTCTGCATATCCCTTTGATAATCTTTCTTGTATTTCTTCTACTGTAAATTTTCCACTTTTAAACATTTCTAATGTTTTTTCAAATTTTTCTAAATCTCTAGCACACGAATCATTCCATATCATATATATTTTTGAGCCATATATTCCCATATCATCGAACATCTTTAATGCTTCTATATTTTTCACATTTTTATTTATTAAGGATATTAAGCAAGACATTGCTCCTGGATTCCCTTCTGATACCTTCATGATCATTTCAGGTACATTCATTCCTTCTGTAATTCGTTTGTTTAAATTATCCATATTATATCACCCAAAAGGATTATATCACAACTTTATATCAAATGGAACAATAAATCGCAAAAGACTTGAATAATAAGTATTTGTAAGTTAAAATACAAAAAACTTTAAAAGGAGGTTTTATATATGGTAGCAATTAAGGATATTCAAAATCTTGAAAAAATGGGTATTACTTTTAAACTTAATTCGGATAATAAGTATGCAAACATTTATAAGAAAGACAAATTTGTTGGTTCTATATATAATACAAAAAATACTATTTACTTTTGTGGTAAAGAATTCGTAGAAACAACTGGTAAAGAAATTATAGAATTTCTTATCAATAACAGTAAAGAAACTCTTGAAAATAAACAATTGACAAATGATGAAATTTTTTGCATTTGGAAACAATGTGTTCTTCAAAATAAATGTGGTCACAATTTTGACAAACAATTTGGGAAAGAAAAAGGTTATATCTATAATGCTTTTAGAAGATTAGGTTTACCAAAAAGTTTAGAAGATAGATTATCTTTTGATAAGAATATTTTATCTTCTCTACTTAAACAAACTTGTTATGCAGATGCAAAAACAATATTAAAATCAATTGGAGGTGCTATATAATGGATATATACGATTTTTATAATAAGTTAATGGCTATTTTTCAGTCTTGTGTAGACACAGATGATTCAGATTTAAAACTTAACGAATATAACGATGCATCTTCATATGGAATCGAATGTGATGAACCATCTATTGTAGTTACAGATTCTAGCGGTGCAGATTTTCAAATTATAATCAAAGAATTAAAATAAAGACTTCTATTGAAGTCTTTTTTCTAAATATTCTATTGCTTCTTTTATTGCAATATTTAAAACAACATATTTGTAAGCACTATATTTTTTTGACATATTTTCTAGTATTTTTAATACTGGTTCTCTAAATGCAACAGAATGTTTTGTTGTTGGTCCAATTTTTCCTATTTCAATTGTATCTGCATTTTTATTTTCAAAGTCTATTATCGCTGCATTTATTATTTTACTTACAGAGCAGTCATTAAATTTTGGTACTAATATTTCTAATTTATCGAACAATTCATCTTCTACATTAACTGTTCTTTGTATTAACTTTTCTTTTTTCACAAAACTATCTAATGCTTTCATCATAACACTTCCTAACAATTTATTGTATATATTATATATGTACAAGTGGTGTTTTGTAAAATTTGTTAATTGTATATTCAAGTATGTTGTTAATTGTTGATTTATATATTTTTTTATGTTATACTAGTAATATTAAAACATTTTATGTTAAGGAGTGATTTTATGCTATTATCTAATTTTGTTTTAGAATGGATTTATTCTTTACCAGTAGAGCAACAAGGACCAACTACAATTATATTAATATTATTTTGTTTAGAACTTTTGATTGGTTGTTTTCAAATATCTCTTATTAAACAATGGGAGAAATCTATTAGAGGCTATTAAGCCTCTTTCTTGTTTAAATCATTCCCATTTCTCTAGCAACATATTCTACTATTTTATTTCTCATTCTATAGTAAGTTCTTTCTGATATTGATAATTCATAACATACACCAATTTTATTATTACCATTGTTTTGAATATAATTCTTTTTAAAAAATTCATTATGATATGTATCTAATTTTTCTAATGCCCTTTCTATACACTGTTTGTTATATTCCATTCTATACATAGTAAGTGGTGTTGTTAGTTTCATCACTTTATCAAATGTTGGGTCAGAAGTAGAATTACCTTTTGGTTGCCCATCTGATGGATTAGGAGTCGAATCTATGATGTCTTTTCTTATCTCTTGTATTGTTTTTTCATAATATTTATAATTTGTTAATTCAAAGTCTATATAATCATATATCTTTTTATTAATTCTCATCTTTGCTTCCTCCTAATATTCCGTTTTTCTTTAGAACTTTTTCTACATCATCTATAGAATATGCAATGCATATAATTGCACCTGCTTTTTCTAATTTTTGTAGAGTTACTTCTTGTAATTTTGTAGTTTTATTTCCATTAATTTTTACTTCGATACAAATAAGATTTCCCTTAAAAACACACATTAAATCTGGCAAACCTATTACAGCATACTGATTTCCGTGATTTTTCCATAAAACACAATGAGGTAGTTTATCTTTTAAATATTTTTGTATTTTTCTTTGAAGAGTTGATTCTAACATTTAATCACTCTCCTTTAGTAATTTCTTTAGTATTTCTTGTATTACATTAACTACAATAGAATTTCCTGCTTGTTTGTATAACTGACTATCTGAATTTCCAGTAGATTTAGCTTTATAAAAATCATCATCATCAAATCCCATAAGCCTCCAACATTCTATTGGTATTAGCCTTCTTATTCGATATTCAGGATATTCATTTTTCATTACTGCAGTTACTGTTCCGTGATTTTCTTTTATAGTAGGTGATATTCCATTTTCTGATACAATTCTTCCAGCTTCGTGTTGACTTGGAAAACAATTTCCTTCTACTATTATTTTATCTGTTCTTACTAATGTTGCTTGTCTACATCCAGTATCTAAAGTTTGTGCAACACCATGTCCTACTCTACCTCTTTTTTTATTTGAATACGGATAAGACATATTTATACTATCTCCTACTTTAGCAGTATCGTATCCTTTTTTAGTTGCATTTATTACATCTACCATTGGTTGTCTATATCCACCTTGCATACTATCAATTGCTGGTGCTATTCCTTCTTTGTTGTATATACTACCTGCTTGATGTCTTTTACCATCTTTATCAAATATTCCTCCAAGTCTTTCTACTGCTACTTTTGGTTTTATATTTCCACCTTGCATTGCTGTAATTGTAGGTGCTATTCCTTTTTCTGAATATACTTTATTCGATGACCTATACCACCCTTTATTATTTAAATCTCCTGCCTCTATAATATTTGCTTCTTCTTTTTCCTTTTGATTATTAGCAATAAATCCTTGTATCATTTTTTCAGATAAAAAATATTTCTGATCCACTTCATTTTCAAGTACATCTTTTAATCTTTTTGAACTTTCAAATGGTTTTGGGAATTCAAATTTACCATTGTCTATGTCTTTTCTTATACTTACAATGAATACTCTTTCTCTATTTTGTGGCACACCATAGTTTTTTGCATTTAATACTTGCCAGTAGTTATTATATCCTGCATCTTCTAAATCTTTTAATATCATATCAAATGCTTCTTTAAATCTTTTGCTAGTTAAATTTTTTACATTTTCTATTATTGAATATTTAGGTTTTGTTTCATTTAGTATTCTTATTCCCTGATAATATAAACCGCTTCTTGTATTTTCATTTATTCCTTTTAGTTTTCCTGCCACAGATATATCTTGACACGGAAATCCCCATGTCATCATATCTATTTTTCCTTCTGCTTTATGAAAATGAATTTCATTAACATCTCCTAGATTTAATTCTTCTGGTTCATTATGAATTGCACAATAACTTTTTACTGCATATTTATCAATTTCACTAAATCCTACTAATTCATATGGAATTCCTTCTCTTTTTAATGCTTTTTCAAAAGCACCTATTCCGAGTAAATAAGCTTAATAATTTCATATTAATCATCCTTTTTTAACTTATTTACCCCTTTGTTTCTATCTTTTTATTTGCATCCAAATTTTTATATATTCATTTGCAGCTTTTTCAAATTCGGTTATGCTTTTTCTTTCGTTATATAATCTTTGTATTTCTTCTAACTTTTGATGATATTTTATACTTAAATCATAGTTTGAGTTTAGACTCTCTATTTGCTTTTGTGATAAATTTCCTGGGCCAAATGGAAGAACTTTTTTCTCTAAAATATTATCGTAATTTTCTTTTGAAAATTTCAATTGCAGTTTTTTTTCTAAAGCAATAATATCTTTTAGTATTACTTGATATTGACCTTTATAATTTGAATCATTGTTTTCTTCCAATTCTGCTTTTCTTTTTAATAATATTTTTAAATTTTCAATTTCATTTTCTGTTTGTGTCCTCATTTTTTCTTTTATTTTTCAACTCCTTTAGAGATTGTCTGTCCTATATGACCTTTCAAACTTTTTTCAAGGTCATTTCTATTTACTTACTGTCGCAAGTGTTTGAGTTGTATTTTGACCTTTTGTCCTTACTTTTTCAATACAAAACATATATATATATTTAATATATCTTTTTTATACAAGAATTTTTACCATATATAATAATTTATTTTTTTAAGGTCATAAGGTCATATATGCTTTCTTTCTTTTGGTATATAAGCATTTTAGATTTGACCTTTTGTTTGACCTTTATATGACCTTTTGTCCTTGTTTAATCTATTAGAACTGTCTTTTCATATAATGAACTTAATTCTTCAAAAGCTCTTTCTACTGCTTCTTCTTCATCTTCTTTGACTTTTATTCCTGGTATAAAAGCTATAACTCTAACACTAGTATTATTGTATCTTGCTCTAACTTGATTTCTATTTCCTTCTTGAAGTATATATCCTTTTTCTGCAAGTCTTTTTAAAATATCTCTATAGTTTAAGTCATGTCCATCTTTGTTAAACTCTTTGAGCAGAACATTTTGAAATATTGATGGAAATATCTGATACACTCTATCTGGCAAACTAGAATCTTTAGGTCTTACTTTTCTTCTTGCATCTGCTACATAATCCATATAAATTCCATATCGTTCTCTACTATTACTATTTGAAATTTGTGTTCCATTTTCTGCATATGAATCGAAACAATAATGATTACTTAATACCCAGCTATCTGCAAACTCATAGAATTTTTCAATTAAATCTGTTTCTTTTTCATCTGGCATTCTTTTATATATTTCCACTCCAAGTTTATACGATTCATCAGCATTTTCATTTTTGAATATATATCTATTAACTAATTTATCTGTAACAATACCCAAAGCCACATATCCTGCATAAGCTCTGGATTTTCCTTGAACTTCTTGAAGTAATTTCTCTTGATACATATTGTATTCTTGCTTTAACTTTGAATAATTTTCATCGTATTCTTCCAATAATTTTTCTATAAAAAACGGCCCAGCTACTCCATAATTTTCTTCTGATAAAGTATACATCTTTGATGCTTCTTCCTCATTTTCAAAAGGTTTACCTTCTATTTCTAACACTCTTGATGTTATTCCACCTTGTGAATTATTTCTTATTAATGCTTCTTCTCCAGTAGTCAGGATTATAGAGTTCCATTGTGTTTGAGCTTGTACCCCACCATCTTTTGTTCCTCTAATTTTTGACACTCCTGTTCCTAGCATATATACAAGGACTTCTAAAAAGCCATGATTGTTTCCTTGCAATTGTTTTTCATCTATTGGCAATGGCAAGTCATTATAAAATCCTGCTATTCTTTCTATTCCTACTTGTGTTGCATTAAAGTTAACCCCTAATTTTTGTGGATCACCCCATACACTGTTATTTGCTTTCATAGCCGCTGTTTTTCCACTTCTAGTAGTTGCATAATTGTGTACAACAAAATTTCTCAAGTTTAATTTTCTTAACAACGGAGATGCAAAGTTCATATTTTGTAGAAATCTAAACAAATTATTTTTTCGATATGAAATCATTAATTTGGCCCATTCTTCTAGATTTCCTTTTGATTTATATCCTGCCACCCATTTATACATATTTCTATCTATGTCGAGTACCAAATCTCCATTAATAAATGGCACAAAGTTTTTTCCATGCCATCCTAATTGATTCACTGTCTTTTTTACATTTAATAAATCAATATTAGTTTCTTCCATTGCTTGAAGGTACTTTACAAGTATTTTTGCATTTTCACTTGTAACTGTTATTCCTATGTCTGCAAGTGCTGTTATACTTCTTGCTTGAAATATTATGCTTCTAGGATATATAGCTGTTTCCCATTTGTTATCTCGGTAAAATGCTATTTCTATTTTTTCTTCTTGGCTTAAGCTACTTCTTAATCTATTTAATAATATTACTGGTGTTCTACAAAACCTTATAAATTCTCCAGTTTTAGGCATCATTTGATATATTCCATCTTCAGTTAATTTCCACCCATCTACTGGTCTTAACTCTATTGGCATATCTTGTATTGGTTTTTCAGTATTTTCTGCAAATACTGATACATTTATTTCTGTTTTCTTTTTAACAATATATTCCCAATTATTCTTGAATTGCGATTCATCGCTTTTATACAAATCTGATGGATCCTTTTGTTGTTTTGTAGAACAAGCAACTTTATATACTTTTCCTTTATAATTGTGGTTGCTTAAAGATTGGCACACCTTCCTTACAAATTCTTCCCCACCGAAGTCATTCTCTTGATGAATATAGATATTGGGTATATCGTGTATTAAATCATTCCAAGCCGAATTGAAATTTGTAGCACCAGGCGAACCAAGAGCTGGTACATCATTAAGCCATAAAGTTTGAGTATCTGATTCTCCTTCCACTAACACAACATATCCGTGTTCTTTTATTTGTTCAAATTTGTGCCATCCATAAAGTAAAGTTTTATTTCCTTTTCCCCATCTAAAAGTTTTATCTTTTCCTCTTAATCTGGTTCTTACTACTTCTTTCTTTTCATTATAGTATGGAATTGTTATAGATGTTTTTGTATCTTTTAAACCCCATTCTGATTTTAGCCATTCTGCAGGTAATTTTTTATCTTTTGCATATTCTTCTATTGTATAGTTACTCTGTACCTTGTTTTCCTTATGTTGTATTAAAGAATGTTCTTCATAAATTTTCTTGGCTGCATCTTTGGTTGATAAACCTTTTTGCATTGCAACAAAATCTATGTAATTTCCATGTATCCCACAAGTAAAACAGTTATACATTCCTGTTGGTATATTTACACAAAAACTTGGTTTTTTTTCATTTCCATTTTTGTGAACAGGGCAACTTGCAAGTAACTCATTGCCCTGTATTTTTATATTTTTTAAATATTTGCTATATTCTTGTTTATAATCTAACTTTGTGTCTAAATCAATTTGAGCCATTACAAATTACCCCCTTCTTAATTTTCTTTAGAAAGGCAAATCAGTATCTCCTACAGTATTATCTTCTATAAAATCTTCTGTTTTTGTTATTCTTGTAGTCTTTTTCATTCCAGCAACATACTTTCTTACCTTTTCTCTTGTTTCTAATGGTAAAACTTCCTCCATTGCAAAAGTAGCTTGAGCATAAGTTATTCCACCTTTACTTTCTGCTTTCTTTAATGAAATTTTTGTTATTACATCACAAGGTCTTAAGCCTTTAGAAACAATTCTTTGTAGGTATTTGCCGAATGGTGTTATACTAGTTGCTGGTAATGTTAAAAGCATTGGGAATGTATCTCCGCTTCTTAATATGAATACTTTTCTCATATTCTTACAAGCTTTTCCTATACCATCTATTGCAGACCCATATCTATTATTTGGACATGAATCACAACTTAATGTTTCTCCATCTTTTGTAATTCCTATATGTCCATCATTTGATAGACAGTCTGGTGCATTTTCAGTTCCATCGTATGCGGCTCTATAATATGAATTTGCAGCATATTGGTCTACGATTATTACTCTTAACTCTTTTTCTATATCTGGATTTTCAGGATCATCCCCTGGTACTTCAAATGCAGTTGTTCCTCCTGCAGGTATTTTTATTTTGTCAAATGCTAGATTAAATCCATCTAATTCTTCCATTGGAATTTCATTGTTTTCTGCTGGTATTAAAAATTGTTCTTGATTATTTATTGTACTTATTTCTTTGCTCATTGTAATTTCCTCCTAACCTTCTCACTTCTTTTTTTAACCTTGCTATTTCAAGGTCTTTTTGTTTATCTATGCTACTTAATATTCTTAAGCAGATAAGTGTCATACATATAATAAAAATTGCTTCTAACATTATTAGTTCCTCCTTGTTCCTATTGTAGTTTTTTCAAAGAGACTAACAATATCTTGAAGAAAGTCAGGAAGTTCATCGTTTGATTCCCATCCCATTTCTTTTATATATGCTTTAAAGGTTTGAGTATTTACATCCTCTTTAACTATTCCAGCATGTCCATTTTCCTTCAGTCTTTTTATTAATTCTGGCTTATTTTCTGCAAGTACATTTGGAGCTACCATTGTTTTTAATGAATATGTAATTCCATTATTTCCTTTGAAACTTTGTAATTCTTGGTCTACCATCATATTTACAAGTTTCTGTTCCTGTTGTTCTATTTGCCTTTTTATTTCTTTTAGCTCATCTTCTACAGTTGCCTTATTATCTTTTAGGTGAGACAGAAATTCTGCCTCTACCATCAATTCTTTGTTCATATCTTTGACCCTCCTACAATTTATTTGTGAAGGAGCAGGAGAGTCTTATACTAATTATTTAAAAAATTCATCAAATATTGATGTTAATAATTCTTCCAAGGCTTTTTTCATATTATTTTCTGTTTCTTCTGTTTTTTCTATTTCTTCTGTTTCTTCTATTTCTTCTATTTCTTCTGTTTCTTCTGTTTCTTCTTCATTTTCTATATTTACTTTTTCAATAATAATTTTACAATTTGGATTATTAACTTTCTTTTTAATTTCATTTATATCTAATTTATCTGGATGCATCTTTGATAGATTAAATCCTATTACTTTTTTGTTATCTTCTATAAAATCAATTAAAACAACTTTATCTCCTCTTTTTGTTTCTACTAAATCTCCTATTTTATAATTTACCATTTTTAGATTTCCTTCCTTTATTTAAAATATTTTCGCCAATCATCTACAACTGTTTTTGCTATACTTTCTTTTCTTTCTAATGCAGTCATTATTTTTTCATCTACAGTATCTTTTGCAATTAGATGTATATGATTAACATTATTCTTTTGTCCTATTCTATGTAGTCTAGCTAATGCTTGGCTATAATTTGCAAAATTAAAATCTAGACTATAAAAAACTGATGTGTCGGCCGCTGTTAATGTAATTCCTAAACCTGCAGTTTGAATTTGTGCTATAAATATTTTTACATCTTCATTCTCTTGAAAATCTTTAACCATTTGTCCACGATTTTCCATCTTTACTTCTCCAGCTATCCAACTATACTTGATTCCTTTTTTTTCAATAAGTTTTCTTATTTCTGTTATCTCACTAATAAATCTAGCAAATATTACTAGTTTTTTATTTGAATCTATAACTACATCGTCAATTATTTCTTCTAAAGCATTTAATTTTGAATTACTAACTTGTTGTACTTCTCCATTATCATTATTCACAAAACCACCACTTATTTGGCTTAATCTCAAGAGTCTTGTCAGTATATTAGTTGTTGTTATTTCTCCATTTTCTAGCTCCATATAATTTTCTTTTTTTACATTGTCATATATTCTTCTTGCACTTGGTTCTAGGTCGCAATATCTCATTGTACATATTTGTTCTGGTAGGTCTAGTGCTTCTTCTTTTGTTACCCTATATGCAATGCTATGTGCTTTTTCTATAAGTTCTTCTTGATTAATATATCCGTATTATTTGATGTCCACCATATCCACCCATTCGTGCATATCTATTTCTAAAAGCATAGAAACTTGTACCATATATACTTTTATCTACAAATCTGTATTGACTAAATACATCTAATGGATTATTTTGTATTGGTGTTCCTGTCAGAATCATTTTATATTGTGCTATATCTCCTAGTTTGTGCATTGCTTTACTTTGTGCCGCTGAATGAGATTTTATCCTTTGTGATTCATCACAAATTATTAAGTCTGGATTCCATTCTTTTAACTCATCAAACATTCTCCAAGTAGATTCATAATTTATTACTGCTACTTTTAATCCTTGTCCAAAAACTAGTTGTTTTAGCTTTTGTATTCTTTTTTGCATCGTTCCTTCTAATGTAGCTACAGTATTCTCAAAATCTGCATACTCGCCGATTTCTTTTTCCCATACAGGAACAACAGATGCTGGGCATACTACCAATGCTTTTTTTATTTTTCCATTCAAATAAGCTCTACCCATTACTGCTATAGATGTTAATGTTTTTCCTGTTCCCATATCCATTAACAATACTGCTCCTGGCATAATTGCCTCCTTATTTTTTCATATCTTTTATCATTTTCTTTATTTCTTTAGGATTTCCACCCATTGCTATTAATGTTGCTACTAATCCTAAACCTAATTTTTTAGTAAATCTTTTTTCTATTTCATCAAGTTCATCTGCTACTTTTCCAGTTATTTCTCCTAATAAACTTAAATCTATTATCATTTCATCATTATCATCAAATTGAATTGTAAATGTTACTTCTGGGTCACTTGCAATTCTTTCTTTAGATTTGATACTTTTTACTGTTTTTTTGTTTCTTAAATCAATTGTTTTATTTTCCATATTTTTTACTCCCTTTTAAATAAATTCATTAATTTACAAGCTATATTGTAGCCTTTTATCTGATGTTGATATGCTTTTAACTTTATTGGCATAGGTTCTATTTCAATTGAATTTGTAGCCATTTTTTCTTTAGTTGCTGACTTTATATCTTCTTTTCTTCTTTCGTATTTTTCCAATATAGTAGTTTCTATTTCGCAATTTGTATTTTTCAATTTTTCAATGTTTTCTATTGTAAAAGGTATCTCCCATGCAACAATTTCTTTTTTCCATTTAGCACCTTGTAATTGTGCTTTTATGAAATCTTTATATAAATAGCTTTCTTTCAAAAGTATAGTTTCATTATTTGTTATTTCCGCTATCATCATTCAAGACCTTATCTATTATGTTTGTCGCATATTTTTCTTTTGCTTCTTTTAAAGTTGCAAAATATTCTCCTTTTATCCAACTACCATCTTTCATTATTACTGATGTAACAACAAAAGGCATTGTTCGGTTTTTGTCTTTAATTTCTACTAAACATACACCATTTTCATAGTTACATTGTAACAATTTACAAACTCCAAAATGTTTATTTTCAAACTCCATTTTTTCCTCCTTTTTATTTAGATAGAGCCTTTACAATTTGTTTTATCTTATGTTATAATGTATTCAATTAATTTATTAATTAAGTGCAAAGAAAAACTATTTAGCTCCTGGCAAGGTTTAAATTGGTTTCGCTTTGTGCTTTTTTATTTTCATTTGTAATTCCTATGTACTTATAAAATAAATTTGGGGAAATGTAATAAGTCCATTTTGAACTTAATTGAACCGCAGAACCAAACGGAAACCTATCATTTCTTAAGCCTACTCTAACAAATTGTTCTGATTTTCCCATTAGCTTTGCTGCTCTTTGTACTGTTATATTTTTTTCTTCTACATACATTTTTTCCTCCTTTCTTACTCATTTCTTGACTAGGATTTGAATTACTTACTCATTTAATGACTAATAAGGTGCAAAAAAATAAGCCCTATTTTTTTAGCATTTTCATTTCTGGAAATATTGTTTCGATATCTTCATCCAACTTTTGTGATATTTTTATTTTTCTCTTTGTTGGAATTTCAACATCGTTATTTTCCATATATGATATTGCCTGTTGTGTTACTTTTAAAAATTTGGCTAAATCCTTTTGACTTATATTCTTTTTCTTTCGTATGGTTTTAATGTTATTTCTCATTTTTACCACCCCTTATTTTTTGTACACATTTCTTTTGTACAAAAGCATTATATACTCATTTAATGACTATGTCAATACTTTTTAAGTCATTTTTTGACTAAAATGTATTGACTTGTACAAATATTTTTTGTATAATACATTTAAAGGAGTTGAATTACTTATGAAAAATAGGTTATTTGAATTAAGGCAAGAAATTGATATTTCTCAAAATGAACTAGCTGAAAAATTAAAACTTGACCAGAAAAAAATTAGTAGATATGAAAGTGGAAACATTACAAGAATTGACATCGATTTTGAAGAAAAAATCTGTGATTATTTTAATTGTTCACTAGACTATTTGAGATATCGTTCTGCTATAAGAAACGAAAAAAAATATTCGGAAACTTTAAAGAAAGTCGCTGCAATGATTGAAGAATTTTATGCTGGTAACAACGAAAAAAAGCAGGATCTTTCTGATGAAGAACTTGCTTCTTTTCTAGAGTTTATCTCTAACTTTAAAGATTTACTCCAAAAGTTTCCAAGGCAGTAACTATTCATTATCATCATTTAGTATGAACTTAATTAGTAATAGAACTGCTTGTAAGTCTATGTCGTTTTTTTCCAAAAACTGACAAAGTCTTTCAAAATTCGACATCATAGAAATCCCTTTCTTATTATTATAGCACAATTTCAAGTTTTTTACAAATTATGTAAATTATGAATATTTTTCTTCGTTTCTTATAAGGAAACGGAGGAGATTATAATATGAGAAATCCAAATGGTTTTGGATGTGTATATAAAGCAAGTGGGAATCGTAGAAAACCTTATATTGCAAGAATAACAATTGGTTGGGATGAAGAAACTGGTAAGCAATTATTTAAGAATATTGGCAGCTATGTAACTTATAAAGAGGCTATGGCTGCTCTTACTGAATATAATGCTGACCCATATGATATTGATGCAAGTAGGATTACTTTTGCTCAATTATATGAAAAGTGGTCTTTAAACAAATATCCAAAAATAAGTAATTCTATGGTGTTAAGTTATAAGAATGCTTTTAGAGCTTGTAAGTCAATTCATGATTTACCTTTTATAACTATTAAGAAACACCAAATACAAACAGTTATCACTGAATCTGATAAAACTTTTAGTGGTAAAGAACGAATGAAAATGTTGATTAGTCAAATGTTTGACTATGCAATGGAAAATGACATTGTTAAGAAAAATTATGCTAAATGCGAAATTGATTTAGGTGAAAAACCAGACCCTGTTCTTGACAGGAAACCATATACCAAAGAACAAATTGAATTGTTATATAAATCATTACATATCTATAGGTACACAGACACTATACTTATGATGATATTTAGTGGTACAAGACCTAGTGAATTACTTTTGGTTGAAACTGAAAATGTTCACTTAGATGAAAATTATTTTATTTGTGGTATTAAAAATAGTAGTAGTAAAAATAGAAAAGTTCCTATCAGTGCATTTGTTAGACCATTCTTTGAAAAATATTATTATGAAGCTATTGCTTCTGGTTCAAAATGGTTAATTCAAAATACTGAAGGAAATCAAATGAAGTATAGCAATTATAATCGTGATAAGTTTGCTAAAATTTTAGAACAATTAGAAATGCAACATCTACCACACGATGGCAGACATACTTTTGCTACTCTTATGGATTCAATTGAGGCCAATAAATTATGTACTCAATTAATTATGGGACACTCACCTAAAGTTTTAATCGATAGTGTTTATGTTCATAAAACAGTATCAGAACTTCAAAGAGAAATTGACAAACTTGAAAAGGTATTTGACTTACAAAAATATCTTTCATACATAGATGAAAGATACTATAATAATAATTATATGTTTTTAACTTTTGATTCTCAAAATAACTTATTAGCAAGGAAATGCTCGTAA